CGCCTGGTCGGCTCTGCTGGCAATGGCGGCGGCGCTGTGGATGTGGATTCAGTCTCACATGGGAGGTCAAAAATGATCCAAGACGACCCGCCGACGACCATCACCGGGCTTCTGACCGGCGAAGACACGAAGCCCCTGCACGCCGTTCACCGCTGCCACTTTCTGTGGCCGCATTACGCGGAAATCGGTAACTTTGTCGTGGGGCAGCAGTGAAAATATCCGTGAAGCTGATTCCGAACTGGCGTGATGTGCTTCGTTGGGCTTGGAGCGTTCGCCTGTTCGCGCTTTCCGTGCTGTGCGATGTGCTGGGCATCGTGTTCGCCGTGCGCGGCTCGTTCTCGTCGGTTGAAGGCGCTTCGCTGTGGCTGCAGATCGTCGGCGCCCTGTTCGGTGCGGCCGGCTTCATCGCCCGCTTCATGTACCAGCGCGACCTGAGTCCCGAGGCCAAGCATGAGTAACTGGCGCCCGAACACCAATGCGCCGAAGGTGCCTGCCGCCGTGCTGCGCAAGGGCGCCATTCCCGCCGCGCTGCTGGCCGCACTGACCGGGCCGCTGGCGTGGACCACGCTGGAGCGCTGGGAGGGGAACATCCTGCGCGTGTACGCCGACAAACTGGCGGGCGGCATCCCAACCTACTGCGCCGGCCGCACGGACTGGAAAGCGCCGGTCGGCACACGCCTGACATCCGATGAATGCCGCGAGGTCAACAAGACGACGCTGCTGGAGTACGGCTACGCGGTGCTGGGCTGCACCGAATGGAGCCACTTGACGCCGGATCGACTGGTGGCGCTGACCATCTTCACCATCAACGTCGGCAAGGCCGGCGCCTGCGGATCGCGCGCCTTCCGCCTCATCAACGATGGCCAGTACGCCGCCGGCTGCGATGCGCTGGCGCGCTCGCCCTCCGGCGCACCGGTGTGGTCCTACGCGAATGGGAAGTACCTGCAGGGCCTGCAGAACCGCCGTCAGGCCGAGCGTGCAATCTGCCTTGGGAAAGTCCAGTGATCGCCGGCCTTTTTGTCATGCACTACGCCGCCTGGTGGCTGGCCGCAGCCTCGTACTGGAGCGACCCATGGGTGTCCTGAATTTCCTCACCGGCACCGCCGGCTACACCGCGATCCTCGGCGCGCTGGCGCTGGCCGTGGCCGCCCACTTCTTCGCGCCGCGCGCGTGGTCAGCGCTGGCCTGGACGATTGCCTTTGGCGTGCTGGGCGCCGCCTTCGTCGGTCAGCGCGAGATCACCGCCAGCGTGCGCATTGAAGCCGCCGAGCAGGCGAGGCAGCGCGCCGACGAAGCCCGCGCCGTGGCAGAGGCCACCGACAAGTTGCGCACCGCCGTGCACGCCTGGCGCGACTCGCAGACCGCTTTCCTGTCCACCCTGGACGCCCGCATCACCAAGGAGGTCTCTGATGCCGTCGAAGAAAACAACCGCCGCCGCCCTGCTGTTGCTGCTGGCACTGTCCGGGTGCGCTACGTCGCCGCCCGCTGCCCCAGCCCTGATCTGCCCGCCACCGCCGCCACCGGCAGCGTGGGCGATGGAGCCGGCATCGAACTCGCTCCAGCGGCTGGACTCGATGTTCTCGATCTCCGAGAAGCCCTGATCAAAGACCGGGCCAAGATCGACTACCTACAGGCCTACATCCGTAGGATCACCGAGCCTGTGCCGGCGCTTGGGCTGAAGGCGCCCTGACACCAAACCCGGCAAGACCATATGGTTTTGTCGGGTATATTTTTTTTTGCTTGACATAGCACCCAACGGGTGCATAATGGAGGCCATGCAATCGAAATCGGTTGCACCTGGCCCGGCAGAACCGGGAACCTGAGAAGGAGCACATCATGACCAAGATTACCGCCCAGGCCGCCGCCCAAAACTTCGCCTCCTTGGCCCGCCTGTTGATCGCCACCGCCCCCAGCCAGAAGGCCGAGGATTTCGCGCAGCGCACCATCGCCAGAATCGAGGCCATGGGCGCTGACTGGATGGCGAAGCACGCCGTTGACCTGCAGATTCTCAGCCCCTACTGGGCTCCAGAAGTTGATGCCGCCCAGGGCGTCCCGGTGGGCGACAACCGCGCCTATTTCATGGCGCAGTTCCAAACCGTGCTGGCGCGTGGCTGATCCACTTCAGGGCCGCGAGGCCCTGTCAACCGTTCACCTGAACGTCCCGCGCGCCCTCAAGGCGCGTTGGGTCAAGGCCAGCCAGCAGCGCGGCCTGAAGCTGACCGACCACCTTCTGACCCTGATCGCGCGAGGCGAAGCCATGAAGACCTACCCTATCCCCGAAGCCACCGCCAGCCAGTACCACGGCGCCGGCTACGCCTTGGCCGCCACAGCCGGCGGACAGCTGGTGGCCCTGCGCTACCTGGTCGACCTGGCGCCCGAGCTGGACGAGCCCCTGGCCGAGGGTGGCCAGACGGCCCGCGCAGCCGTGCAACGCTGGATCAAATCCGACGCGGCCGGCCCCGCCGTGCGCGAGCTGCAGACGCTGGGCGCGGTGCACGTCGGCATGTGCTCAAGCTGGGAGCTCGTCGAGCTCTAGCCCCATGTCGAGCAACCCATCCCCCGCCGAAATCAGAGCCGCGCGCGAAGCCGCCGGCCTCACGCAAACCCAGGCCGCTGCGCTGATCTATTGCACCCTGCGCGGCTGGCAGAATTGGGAGGGCGGCTTGCGCCCCATGCACCCGGCTTTTTTTGAGCTTTTTTTGCAAAAAACCCAAAAAAATGATTGACGAATAGCTGGCCTGCGCGGCGCTGGCTGCTGGGCTGGGGCCGTGGGCTACAATGCGGGAAACTGCTGCCATGACTGACCCTCCAGTTGTGGTGCACCAATCTTCTTTCCGTCGATCACGTCCTGCTTCCATAAGAACGCAACACCGGCGTTGACGCACTGATCGCGTAGGGACGCTACCCACGACACCATGTTCGGATCGCGGCGCGCGCCGGAGCCGCTCTCGGAGCCGACGATTACCCAGTCGATGCGCGAGACTGCGTGCTCCTGCTGGTTCAGAAGCGCAATGCGGTTCCACTCGCGCAGACGTTCGAACGGCAGCAGCATCGGCCCCAGCATCGGCTCGATGCTAAGAAACCGCTTCGCCGCCGGCACAGCCAGCAGCTTCGGGATGTCGCGGTCGGCTTCTTCCTGATTGACCACGGTGACGCCCAGCCAGACGTTCTTGGGTGGGCTACCGTTCCGCCATTGGTGAGCGATCAGGTGGCCGGTGTGGCTGCCGGTGCGCGGCATGTCAGCCACTTCGTTGGCCATCTTCATGACGTTGCCGACCCGTTTAGTGAGCAGAAGCCAATTCAGATTCTGCGTATCCGCGATCAGCTTGAACAGGTCAGCGCGCCATGCCGGATCGACCTCGTTGTCGAACACGTCGGCCAGCGATGCGCAGAACACGCGCGGGCGCACGCCGGTGCGCTCTGCTTCACGGTTCCACTTGAGCGGCATGCGCCAATTCGCATCGCTGGTGCGGCGGCGCGGCTGGCCGCTTCCCCATTTCACATGACCGCTTCGCTTGGCCCAGCCTTCGGCGTAGCAGTGGTCGCATGCCGGCGATACCTTTGTGCAGCCCGTCCATGGATTAAACGTGTGGTCGGCCCACTCGATTTTTGTGTTTTCAGCCATCGCTCGGCTCCTTCGCTTCCTCGCGCATCCAAGCCGCGCGCACCTTTTCCCACATCTCGCGGTCGCAATCGTCTCCCAGCGCGTGGTATTTCTCGCGGTTTTGTCGGCTGGTGTTGTCGCGCTCAAATGCGTTTTCAAGATCGCGCTTGATGACGATGCGCGCACCTTCGGGCAAGCTCGCCCAATGCCGCGCCAAGTCCTCGGCCCATGTGGATGCCGAGATGGTTCTGCTTCCGGTGTAGTAGCGGGTGGTGCAGATCAGCATTTCGACCGCATCGAAGGGCGCCAGCGCTGGGGTCATGATGGCTTCCTTGTTCCCTTGATTGCGCCCTTTGCGGTGTTGAGCACGTTCTCGTAGGCGTACTCGGTCGCCTCATCCGGCGGCAGTCCGTAAACCCGCTCACTTTTCGTCTCCAATTCTCGCGGCGGCATGTACTTTGAGATGGTGTGTAATGCTCGCCAGAAACGGTCGCGCTCCTCCAGCAGCTTCCGAAGGGCAGCGGGCGACATAGGTTTGGTGTCGGTGGTCATGATGGCTCTCCCACGCAGTTGGTTTTCAGGCACTCGGCTTCGTCAAACGTCGTCATCTAACCCTCCGCTCGTTCGGACGCTCCGCCTGCGGCTCCGCGCCGCACAGCTTGAGCGTTAGCCGCCACAACAACCAATCGGCGACGTGGCGCGGGGCGGGCTTGTCGCCTAATCACGGGTTGTGCGTCAAACCCAAGCGCGCCGCTTTCGCTTCACCACGCTTGCCTAATGCCAGCCAGTAGCAGTGCTTCCCTTCGTCGAAGTGCGGTTCTATCGTCTTGTGCGGGAACATCTGGCGCAGCTTGTCCAGGCTCCGCGTCCCGAACAAAGAATTGCACGTCCGGCCTGGATGGAATGCGCCGTCTATCACCATCCCATCGTTTGCGCGTTCTCGGCACCCCGCATAGTTCCAGTTGCTTGCGCGGTAAACGTAGCCTTCGTGGCCCTGCGTCCGGTCGGCGAAACTCACAAGCAAGTCATATCCTTGTCGCTTCAATTCCTTGGCGCATTTCGCCACAAGGAAAGTCAAAGGCACTTGGTCATTCCCCCGCACAAGTCTCGTCAGTTCAATCACTGGTTCCGCCCATCTGGTCGGCGGGATCGACCAAAAAGCTGCCGCTACCATTGGGCCATCACCGCCAAAAAGCCCGCCGTCTAAATGCAGGCTTCCTACCATTTGCACGTTCGACGGTACGCGCCGGGAATAGTGGTAAGTCAAAACCATTCCTTCAGCTTCCTGCCGTCGTCCTGTGCGAAAGTGGAGCGACGGGGCCGGTATCGCACCGCCACCTGGCAGGGGGTGCCTGCCCGTGGTTCTACATTCCACTACCGTCGCGTTGTTCGTCATTGTCTGTTCGCCACCAAGTTGATGCCTAACACGTCATTCAAGCCGACGCCTTCGGCGCGGCTTAATTCAGGCGTTATGCCTCACTGCATCCATCGCCAAATAGATGCGCTCCAGTAGGTTGGCGGACAGCACGAAATCGCCTTTCGCCAACATCACGTCATGCGCCGCGCCAATCATTTCACGCGTTACTGCCGTCTCGCCAGCGCCGACTTTCGGGGCAAACAGCAGCTTCCCGGCTTCCATGCCTTTGGCGTTCCCGTGGTTGTAGCAACGCGTCCCGTAAGCGCGAATCCAGTCCAGTTCGCAGTCGGCCCACACAATCCCGCCAACAAGGTCAGGGTGGTCGCTCTTTTCCACTTTCAGCGGGTCGTATTTCTTCTTCATCGCATCATCCTCAAAAGGCATAACACGTCGGTCAAGCGGACGGCGGAAAAGCGCCGCCGCCGCTTACCTTGGCGTTAGATTTCTTCAATTTTTTCGCTCGCAGCTCATGATTCATTTGCTGCGCAGCAAAAGCAGCCATGGCCCGTGCTTCGCGCATAGTGCAATTACTAGGCAGAACAATCGCTATCTGCTTTCCGCTGTTATCCACCACAGCGTTTTGTTTGTGCGTGTAAAAAATTTCTTCGTTTTTCATGCTTACTCCTAACCCATCAATCAACTCGGACGCGCTAAAGCGCGCAGGTTATCTCAGCCGTTAGGGCGCATGTTCACCGTACTCGTAATCCGAAAGTTCCTCGGAAACGAAATCGTCAAACGCGGCGTCCGCGCGTGCCCGGAATCCTTCGCGCTGTTCGCTGATGATTTCGTGCCATTGCGTGGGTACTGCGCCGTTTTCCACCATCACGCGGTAGCGCCAGGCATCCTTGAAGATCGGCCCATCTTCAATGGTGAGAAGCGTCGCGGTGATGCAGTCGCGGGCATACGTCCGCACGCATGCCGCGACGGTGTCGCGCTCATCTTGCGTTTCTGCGCCGCACGCCTTGAACAAGTAGTCCGGCACTGCGTCGAGGACAATTTTCACATCAAGCATTTTTGCTTTCCTTTTCGGGCAATGCGCCCTAACAATTCATTCAAGCCGACGCCTTCGGCGCGGCTTAATTCAGGCGTTAGCCTGCATCAATATCAATGAGTTCCCGCACAATAGCGAGCAACTTTCGAGCCGTCTCGCCATCTTTGCCATGACCATACGTAATGCCTTCCAGCCACTGGAGGCACACAATATCGACTTCTTCGTAATTGTTGTCAGTCGCCCTGGCTAC